GGAGAAAGACAATACTGGAACGCAGACGCAACCGTTATCACACGCGCCTTGCCGGACTTGACAGCAACAGCAATACGACGCATGTGAGGGATCTTAACACCCTCAGTGCACATCTGCATGAAACCTTCACGATTATTAATGAAAAATCACGCGAAGTCTCAATTCCATTTCCTTTCTCGAGGCACGATTTACGACCCACAATGACTCTCTTGACGCGATCATGGAATCCCTTGTCCCAGCCCTCCTTAAAGAGCCGGGGGATCTCTTGATCAACAAAATCACAAAATCCGCCGTTAATCGGCTTCTCATTTACGAATTTGTCATGATACGCATCCAATGACGGAGAGTCAGCGGGCAACGTTTTTCGGAAGAGAAAAAGGGATGCAGCAAGACTCATGTAATCACGACGACGGCATGATCCAACGAACTTAGATCTACTGTCATAACGAATCTTACGACGCTCCCAACCATGGGACGGTGACAATTCGACGGGACCAGCGCAGAATTTCTTTACTTCTGCAACAGTCTGTAGAGTTGGGATCCTGGGAAGTTCCAAATGAAGAACTTTTCCGAGTAATCCAACCAAAGACTGAAGGTCCCGGAGAACCGAACAGACAATCTCGTCTGCTCTATCCGCACGGAGGCTGCCAAAATTTCTTTTGGACTTACCCTTCGTGGCCTGAACAAATCGCATTTACGTGAGCCTAGCTTTCGACGTAAACGCAATAGATCAAAAGGACTTTTTGATCTTTTTTTTTCTTCTGAAGCGCAGTAGAGCTGCGACCGAAACAGAAGCGTCCTGGAGACTTGACATTTTTGCTCGACAGGCGACGACTATCCCAAAAGCCAAGCCAATGCTTGGGAGGGATAGAACGCCACCACCACAGTGCTCTGAATTACGGATAGAACATGACATTGTTAACAGTTGTGTAGGTTTTTCATGGGCGCTTGCGCTCCCTACTACTATGTTTCAACTATCCAACAGGTCGCCCTCTGGGTGGAGCCTGTCATCATCACAAAATACCCCAAGACGGACCAAGAGTCCTTTCTCATTTCTCTCGGTACGAAGAACTAGTCCGGACAGCGACAGCTTCCGGCGGCGACAAATTTGATATCTGCCGGCTTCCACCCTTCGACCACGTATCCCTTCTTAACGTTTTCTTTTTCGTAACGACGATAAAAAGTCTTTGGTGCCATGAATCGGCCTGGATAGTCTCTCCCGAACAAATGAGAGAACTTACCAATTGACACGACACCTTTACGTAATACCGTCTTCCCGTACCTGATCGGACCCATAGCCTGGATCTCAACAGGTTCCTCAGGAAGCCACGCCTCATCCACGAACTTCATGCGAAGCTCGTCTCGACAACCTGCAACGGCCCTTGCCGTAGCCCTTGTCGTAACGGGAATCCGAACAAATCCGTCCAAACGACGGGACTGTGACGGAAACGAATCTAATGAATCTGGCAAACTCAGGTAAGTTTGCTCACGCTCAAAGATACCAAGGGCCGACAGGTTGTGAGGTCTAACACGGATGCCGTGACCTCTTGACAAAGAAACCTGAGATTTCCAAAGGTATGATTTATTACGCCTTAAGAACTCAGTCCAAATGAGTTCACGATCAACGCCGGAAAAACCGACGCACGACGACCGCGCCCTCGACCCCAACCTTAATGATCCATCAGTGGATGGACGCATCAAAGGAAGGGGCCGTATGAACCGTACGAACTTAGGGTAACCTCTAGTGGACTCGAAGAAAGTCGAGTTCAGAGAAAAAAAACGATCATCAACCATCGTTTTTCCCTTACTTACGACCAAACCCGAGCGGGAAACTTCCTGGAACCACCGATCCGCTTGCGCAACCGTGGACCTAAAGACAATATCGTCTCCATTGATTCTACATGGAGGCAACTTGCCGAAAGGCCGCATTGCGTAAGCGAACGCAAGGTAGTTAGTCAGGCACAGCAGTGGGAACGAGAGCTTATCTCCCATCAGCTGACCCGACCTCATGAAAGTTTCCCGACCGTCTGACACGACCACCGCATTCAGTGAATCTAATGCAGTCTCCTTCACACCGTCTGGAACGGTGGAAGCAGTCTCTAAGACTCTTTTAAGAATGTGACGACTATGACCCAAATTGAAGTTGTCAGTAGCCGATTCGTAGTCTCCCGATACGAATTTTTCCCCGGCTACACGTTCAAAGCCTTGGAAAGACGCCGGTGTTGCGGTTCCACGTAGAAGCCACCTCTTGCTTGACAGGTGATCATAAATCATACTGGCCAGGGGAGAAAGACAATACTGGAACGCAGACGCAACTGTTATCACACGCGCCTTGCCGGACTTGACAGCAACAGCAATACGACGCATGTGAGGGATCTTAACACCCTCAGTGCACATCTGCATAAAGCCCTCACGATTATTAATGAAAAAATCACGCGAAGTCTTAATTCCATTTCCTTTCTCGAGGCACGATTTACGACCCACAATGACTCTCTTGACACGATCATGGAATCCCTTGTCCCAACCCTCCTTAAA